GTGCAGCTCTGTCCATGGAAGCTGGCCGAGCCGTCGACAAGGCCATCGCTGCGAACCGTAGCGAAGGCAAGAGCGAAGGCCCCCGTGGGCGTAGTGGTCGCAATGGCCGCAACACCAAAGCAGCTCCCGCGAGTAAGCCTGCCTCCTCGCAGAAAACCGAGGCAGCTAAGCCGAAGGCGTCTGGAAAGACAGAGTCGGCAAAACCGTCTGCCTCCAAGGGCAGCAACTACCCGGTCTATCCCAAGAAGTCGTCTCAAGCCGCCTCTTTCCGGTCGGCCTTTGCGTCTGCCCGCAAGGCAGGCAAGAAGACCTTCACCTGGGAGGGCCGTCTCTACAACACCAAGCTGAAAGGCGAGTAAATGAGCGACGAGACCGTGATTGTCAGCCAAGAGGCTGAAGACGCAGAAGCTACCCAAGCAGCGCTGGACGCCGCCGAGAAACTGAAGGCAGGCCTTGAGGGCGACGAACGTCCCGATTGGTTGCCGGAAGAGTTCGACAGCGTCGATGCGTTTCTGCAGAGCTACAACGAACTGAAGCAAGGCCAGTCAGCCGATGAAGACGACGCCGAGGGCGATGACGACTCCGCTGATGAGAACGAAGATCAGGATGACGAGCAGGAAGACTCCAGCCAAGAGGAATCCGACGGCATCGACTTCGACTCTCTGACCGAAGAGTACGTCGAGACTGGCACCCTCAGCGAAGAAACCATCGAGCAACTGGTTGAGCAAGGCATCCCGCGTGAAGTCATCCAGGTGCATCTGGAGGGCCTGAACGCACAAGCCGAACTGACCCGCTACCGTGCTGCCGAGCGATTCGGCGGTGAAGAGCAGCTCCAAGCCGTCCTGCAATGGGCCGGTCAGAGCCTGTCCGAAGCCGAAATCGACCGCATCAACGGTCTGGTCGCGGCTGGCGACTTCGAGGGTTACCTGTTGGCCATGGAAGGAGTGAAGGCGCGCTACGAGGCGAACTTCGGCTCCATCGCACCGCAATCCATCCAGGGTTCAACCAGCCCGGTCGCTGACCTCTACGAATCAGCAGAAGAGATGAAGGCTGACATGCGCGACCCGCGTTACGCGAAGGACGAAGCCTTCCGTTCGCGTGTAGCCGCCAAGCTGGCCCGCACTCGCCGCGCCGGCATCCTGTAAGGCCTCATCTCCCTAGTAAGGAGGTGGTCCTCAATCTCCGGGTGCAGCTACGGATACTGCACATGCCCTAGCACGTCGGGAGACGTCACAGGGCTCCCTCCCTCCCCAAGCAATACACCCGTCAGGCTTCTTCGCCGGTACTCGCCTTAACCACAACAGGCAAAAGGCCGGCACGCCCAAATCGCACGGGTTTTTCCCATCCCTCCAGCCCTCCTTATCTCGCACTGGCAGCAGCCGGTGGGGGAGGGCTCTGTTCGCAAGGAACATCTATGCCTTTTCCGCAGAACCAAAACGTCTCTTTCCTGGGCCAGCAGAACCTGAGCGGTGACCAGCGCGCCCTGTTCATGGACCTGTTCGCTGGTGAGGTCATCACCCAGTTCGAGCAGAAGAACCTGATGATGGACAAGCATCGGGTTAAGACCATCAAGAATGGTCGCTCGTATGAGTTCCCGATGGTCGGCACCACTGGTGCGAAGTACCACGTTCCGGGTGAAATGATCCAGGCCGACAAGCTGGCTCACTCGAAGCGTCGCGTGACCATCGATGAGCTGCTCATCAGCCCGGTGTTCATTGACCGTCTCGACGAGGCGATGAACCACTTCGACGTTCGCTCCATCTACACCAAGGAGTGCGCGAACGCCCTGTCGAACGTGGCAGACCGCAACATCCTGCGCACCGCCGTGAAGGCCTCCTTCATCACCGATGCAGCCGCTGCAACCGCCGCTGGCCTGAACCCGGTGAACGGCGAAACCTTCACCACCAACGTCACTCTCGGCGCTGCTGGTGACGAGCTGAAGGGCGATGCCCTGGTTCGCGCTCTCTTCAAGGCCCGTGAAGAGTTCGACAAGAAGGACGTGACTGGCGAGCCGTTCGTCATCCTGCGTCCTGAGCAGTACTACAGCCTGTTCAACACCACCGACACCTCCAAGCTGTTCTACATGAACAAGGACGTCGGCGGCGTGGGCTCGATTGCCACCGCGACCATCCCGATGGTTGCCGGCATGAAGGTCTACATGAGCAACCACCTGCCGACCACTGACGAGTCCACCGCTCTGGCGGGTGACCCGGAGTCGGCTGTTCGTCCCGGTGCCTACCGTGGCGACTTCTCCAAGGTGGTTGGTCTGGTGATGACCGAAGAGGCCATCGCAACTGTGAAGCTGTTCGACCTGGCTACCGAAATGGAATACCAGATCGAGCGTCAGGGCACCCTGATCGTGGCGAAGTACGCCATGGGCCACAACATCCTGCGTCCGGCCTGCGCCATCTCCATCCTGAAAGTCTAACCAATAGGGGGGTCGTCTCTTTGACGGCTCCCCTTTTTTTTCGGTACGACACATGCCTCTGACCACCAAGATCGATGCGGTCAACGAGGTGCTGGCCGGTATCGGTGAATCCCCCGTATCAAGCCTGAGCAGCGGCTTCGTGACCGCCTCCATGGCCTCCTCGCGGATCGACGTTGTGAGTCGTGAGGTGCAGGAGATGGGCTGGTACTTCAACACCGAGAACGCGGTGCGACTGGCTCCCGACACTGAAGGGGCCATCAAGCTGCCTGCCAATACCCTCCGGGTGGACAGCAGCGACGTCCGCCGGGGCACCTTGGTACAGCGCGGCCTGCGCCTCTACGACAACCGCAACCACACCTACACCTTCAAGGTCGCTGTTGAACTCGACCTCGTTGTAGAGCTTCCCTTCGAGGAGCTTCCCGAAGCAGCCAAGCGGTACATCACGCTGCGCGCCAAGCGGCTCTTCCAGGATGACCTCCTGGGCTCCGGCGAGCTTCACCAAGCTCAGACCCCTGACGAAATCGCCGCGCTCCAGATGCTCAAGCAGATGGACAGCGAAGTAGGGGACTACAACATCTTCGACAACTACGACCTTGCTGACTGGATTCGACGGGACATCTACTGATGAGCCTAATCAGCAAGACCATCCCGAACCTCATCAACGGCGTCTCTCAGCAGCCCGCAGAGGTTCGTCTTCCCTCCCAGTGCGACGAACAGGTCAACTTCCTATCATCTGTCGTTGACGGCCTGAAGCGGCGTCCTGGGACCAAACATCTGGCGAAGCTGCTGGACTCCCCGAGTACCGGTGCCTTCGTCCACATCATCAACCGCGACCGCTTCGAGAAGTACGTCGCCATCGTCATCGGCGGCAACATCCGCGTCTTCGACTTCGAGGGCAACGAGCGAACCGTCAACAAACCCCATGGCGTCGGTTACCTGACTGCCTTCAACCCGGCCAAGTCCATCCGTGCTGTAACGGTGGCCGACTACACCTTCATCGTGAACCGTGAGCGCATCACCCGCGCCTACGATCCGAGCGCCGGCCTGACCCTCAACCCGGTGAACCAGAAGTTCCAGACGCTGCGCTTCAACTCCCTCTCCAAGGGGCGCGTCGACAAGTACTTCTCCGAGACGAACACATGGCACAGCTGCTGGGGACGCTACTCGGTGACCATCGCCGGGAAGACCTACAGCCAGTCGTCCGAGTACGGTGTGGGCTCCTTCGCTGCCTACCTCGCGGCCAAGCTCACCCAAGACCTCGGACGTCCCTGCGTCGTCAACGGGGTAGAGGTGGACATTCCGCTGAACGGTTCCGAGACCGGCTGGGCGGTCACCGACAACTCTGGTAATGGCTCCCCGGTGGTGTACTGCGCCCGCTGGCGTCAGACGCATAACGAAGCAGGGGACATGGAGTGCGTCTCATGGCAGACAGCGTGCGAAATCACACCGCAGACCGTCCTGACTTCTCTGGTGCAAACCAAGGTGGTCGGCTATGCCTCGGCCAACGGCGACCTGATTCCGGCAGCAGAGGTGACCAACAAGGAAGGTATCGTCCACATCCGCTTGGGTGACTACGGGACGACCTACAAGATCCTGGTCAACGGATCGGTGAGGGCCTCGTTCACGACCTCCAGCACCGACCGCTCCACCATCGGCACCGACAACATCGCCACGCAGCTCTACAACCAGCTGGCTTCCGCCGGCCTGTCCAACATCGCTGTCAGCGTCAAAGGCAACGCGATTCTTCTGCGCGCCACCAACGCCACCACCGACTTCACCCTCACGGTGCAGGA